TTCCGTGCTGTCAATCAGCACGTCAAAGCTGGAGGATTCCACATTCACCACGTTGGCAATCGCCCGAATGGACGAGGTGGACACCAGCATCGACTTGATGCTCTCGGCGGTCTGCGGGTCCACAAGGAAGCCACCATCGCCATTGACAGAGGTGTTCAGCGCCTTGCCTTCCAGCACCAGGCCGCGCAACCCGTCATCATCGCCTGAACGCAAATAGGCGTTGAAGGCCTTTTTATGCGGCACGTCGCCTTCTGCGGCCGCGGAAAGGGCAGGACGCCCGTAAGTCATCGTTTTGCGATCAAGCATGGTCATACGCTCTTCCTGTTGTTGCAACGCTGTCTTCACTTCGGCTTGAAAGCCGCTGAATTCCCTCAAAAATCCGGTCATGGCGGATTTCACTTCCGCACCCGGATGCAGGGCGGGGGACATATCTTCCCCGGCCCGAGCCTTTGTCTCGGTCATCTCAATTCCTCACTTGGGTTTCAGTCGTGAAAGCCCCCGCCTTCAGCGGGTGGCCAACTCCCGGCGCGCATCCTCAAAGATCTGCGCCACATTCCGCCAGGTCTCGGCCAGCTCATCGCTTTTCGCCGCCACCCGCGCTTCCGGCTGCATCGGGAAAGTGACAAGCGACACCTCCCAAAGCTCCAACTCCGACAAAAGGCGTTGGCCCTTGCCATCCTTTTCGGCCCGCAACGTGCGGTATCCGATGGAAAGCCCGTCAATCGCGCCTGCCGCCAGCAATGCCGCCGCCTCGCGCCCTTTTTCAACATCGGCCAGGATGCGGCCTTTCACATAAAGCCCCGTGCCGTCCTCGCGCACCTCATCCCAAACACCGATGGGCTGCGAAGGGTCGTGCTGCCACAGCATCTTGACCCGCCGCTTCGCCCCCGCCAACGCCTTCAAACTGGCCGCATAGGCGCCCTTTTGCACCACATCGCCACCCTGATCGCGCAGACCGAACAGGCTCGCATAGCCCTCGATCACTTGGCCATCGGTCACAATCAGCCCCATCTCCGGCGCATGGAATTTCCGCTCCAGTGCGCCAAAACCTTCAAAATATCCCATCATATCACCTCATTGTCGCCGTCAGCACCGCCTCGGCCCCCTGCGCAAGCAAGAATGCCACAACCCCGTAAACGCCCAGCCAAATCCGCCGCTCCAACCGCTCCAGACTGCTCTCAATCTGGCCAAGCCGGTATTCCAGCCCCGTCCAACGCTGTTCCGCCACGCGCTCATTCGCCTCAATCCGCGCCGCCGCCGCATCAAAACTGTCGTAAAGATACCGCGACCCGCCCGCCTCCTTGCCCCGCAGGCTCATTCATCCGCAGCCAAGGCTGGCAGTCCCAAAATCGCGCGCTTCTCAGCCTGCGTCAGAAAATCCGCGGCCCCTACGCGCGCCCATTGCTGGTCACGCTCCGACGCCAGCGCATGCACCTGGTCCAGATCAGCCCTGAATTCGACCTCCTCACCCGAAAACCCCGACAGCCAATGCGACAGGCTTGCCGTGACTTTGGACACCAAAGGCAAAACCGTCAGCCGGAAAAACGCCCGGTTCGCCTCTTGATAGTTGGCGTAGGTCGCATCGCCGGGAATACCCAGCAGCATCGGCGGCACCCCAAAAGCAATCGCAATATCACGCGCTGCCGCTTCCTTGGTTTTCTGAAACTCCATATCTGACGGGCTGAACCCCATTGGCTTCCAATCCAGCCCGCCCTCCAGCAACATCGGCCGCCCGGCATTGCGCGCGCCTTGATGGTGCGATGCCATCTCATTCAGCAACCGGTCATATTGGTCATTCGTCAGCTGCGATTGCCCGTCCACACCCTTGTAAACAATCGCCCCGCTTGGCCGGGCGGCATTGTCGAGCAGCGCCTTCGACCAATGCGACGCCGCGACATGCACATCCAGCGCCACCGCCGCCGCCTGCATTGGCGAAAACCCATAATGGTCGTCTTGCGGGTGGAAATTGCGGATATGGCAAATCGGCGCCAAACCACCCGTCATATCAAACCGGTGCTTGCGGCTGCCCACGGTATAATCATAGGCCACCGGCCAGCCATCCGCGCCGGGGATCAGGTTCATCCGGTCCGACCTGAGCACATGCAACTCACCCGGCAACACCGCCGCCCCCTGTACCGCCTCCACATATGCATTGCCCGACAGCAACAACTGTCCGTAAAGCGCCTCCATCAACTCTGCGCGGCCCTGCATCTGGTTCGGGCGCTTCATCAACGACAGCAAAGGGTGCATCTCATAACGGCGATCACAGTCTTGCAAAACCAAAGGCATCGCCGCCGCCGTTTCAGCAATCAATTTGACCGCGCGAAACCCGATGGGATTGCCAAGGAAACCCGTCTTGGTCAGGCTCACCGTATCCCGCGGGCTCCACGCCACGCGCCCTGACCCCGAATAATTGATCACCGGCCCCGCCGCCGATGCCTTTTTCTCTGGCACCACCACGCTGCGTTTCAGAAAATCGAACACCATCTCGGTCAGCTCCTCTATCTTGACGAGGGGGCCAACCCCTGCCCCCTCTGCTTGAAACTAAATCTGAACGTATTTGATTAAAAAGCGTTAAAGTGTGCGAACGGTGGGGCGTTGGTAATGCGTGGCCGCCTCCACCATCAAATCCGTCAGCGCCCAAACCAGCGCATCCACCCTGTCCGGGCTGCCCTTGCCCTGAAACCCGGTGCTGGTCATCAGGCACATCTGCGCCTCCAACGGCCCCAGATTGGGCAAATGGCGCACCCGCCCTTGCTCATAAAGTGCCGCCACAGGCTCCGCCCGCACCGCCTTGCCCCGTGTGGCCCGCACCGCCCGGTAGGCCACCAGTGGGTCAATCTGACGCAAAACCGATTCTACCATATCGCCCCCTTGGTTCACCTCCGCCACCACCCGGTCCGCCCCCCAGCGTTCCTTGGCCGCAATCGCCGCCCGCGCCCAAGTATCGGGCGATGCCGCCTTCACACTCGCATCCTCCAAAACAAACGCCCGCCAGGTTTGCGGCGGCCCCTCAGTTACGGCCCCCACCACCAAAATCCCGCATTCGTCTGATCCCGCATGCCCCGTAACGGGCGGGTCCACCGCCACCACGACACGTGAAAGCCCCGGCGCACGCTCCACCCGGCCCCGTTCAATCGCGGCAAGCGTCCACATCGCCCCCTCCGCCTCCTCCAGCATCACGCCCTCCAACTCCTCGCGCCCCTGCAACGTCCCGGCATAACGCCGCTCCACCTCCTCCAGAAATGACGCCGCCAGATTGGCCCGGTTCGCCTGCGTCGGCGCGTGGGTTGAAACCGTGGATGGATTTTTCAAAACCGCCTTCAACACCTCCACATTCTTGGGCGTCGTCGTCACCACCTGCTGCGGATGTGCCCCCAAACGCAGCGCGAATTGCAACATATCCCAAGTGTGCTGCGCATTGGGCCATTTCGCCAACTCATCCACCCAAGCCGCATCAAACTGCGGCCCCCGCAGCTTTTCGGGGTTATGCGCGGAATAGGCGGTTGCCGTCGCCCCGTTCTCCCACACCAACCGCGCCCGCCCCGATTCCCATTTCGGCCGCCGGTCCGGGGGCGAACACGCCAAAATCCCGCTATCGCCAAACACCATCACATCGCGCACCTGGTCCACGCTCTCCCCCACCAGCGCCACCCGCCGCGCCCGCCCCGGATCGCCGGGAACCGCCCCTTCCACCTGGCCGCGCACCCATTCCGCCCCGGCGCGGGTCTTGCCCGCCCCGCGCCCCCCCAAGATCACCCAGCTTTTCCACGCTCCCTCGGGTGGCAATTGATGCGGCAAGGCCCAGAACTCAAACATCCAAGGCAGGGCCAGCAACGCATTGTCGCTCAACCCCTCCAAAAACCCCGCCACAACCTCAGGCGTTGCGGAGGCGAGCCAACCGGCCCCCGATCTCATCGCGCGCGGCGTCAAGATCAAGGATGTCTTCGCCGATGATCCCGGCTGTCTCTCTGCGGATTCTGTCAATTTTTGTCCTTTCTTCCATCACAAGCTGAAACGCTGCCTTCAAATCCTTCGCCGCCGCCAACGCCGCCTTCGCGTCAACAGGGTCAAGCGATTTCGCAGCCTTCACCGTCCGCGCCAGTTCAAGCCCTGCGTCGCGGTACATTTCATCCAACGCCGTCAGCAACTCCGCCAACGGCCCGTCCCCGAAAAGGAAATTCATGGTCATTTAGTGCTGCACCCGCCTCATGCCTGCCCGCACGAGAGACATAGAAAAAGCGGCACCGGGGTTACCCCCGGGCCGCTTGCCCACGTCTTCTAGCATGCCTAAATCCCTACCGCAGACCGTGCGCCGGGTCAAGTTTTTTATTGTTTACAAACATAAGCTTAAAGGCGCGCGTGCTTAACTTTCCGTTAAGGCCTGCGTGTAGGCCGCGCCGCCAATTGGCCCGCAGCATCATGATAAACCGTAACTCCCAAGCACCCCCTCGGTAGAGGGTTATTGTCAGTTTTGGTGTGAGTCGAATTTGCCATTGGGCGCGTGCTTTTTTCGTTCTGGTCTGAATTCCGTGGCGCCGGGTCGATTTCT